GTCTTGTTGCCATTTAGGCTTCACATTCTTTTTCTTTTCTATAATACAAGCATCACAAAAGCGCCTATAGAAAGTTTTTCCATCTTTCTTATAGTTTATTGCTTTATGATTAGTATTACAGCGTTCGCATAACTCTCTCATACAATATTTATGGTACCTTTAGATACCTTTAAAATCACTAATTACCACCTTTATGATGCCTTTTTGAGTTATGTAACCACGTTTTTTATGGAGGATCTAATAAATATTACTAAGAAGTCTGTAATACAGGAGATCCAATATGGCATTGAATTCACCAGGCGTAGAAGTACAGGTAATTGACGAAAGTTTTTACGTCTCACCAGAACCAGCTACACGCCCACTTATCATTATCGCAACCGCTCAAGATAAAGTAAACGCAAGCGGTACAGGCATTGCTAGTGCTACACTTGCAGCAAATGCCGGTAAAATTAAATTAGTAGCAAGTCAGAGAGAACTTGTTGACCTTTTTGGTACTCCAATCTTTTATAAGGATAGCAGCCAGAATCCAATTCACGGTGGTGAACTTAACGAATATGGGTTACAGGCAGCATATAGTTTCCTAGGTATTGCAAATTCAGCATATATTATTCGTGCTGATATTGATCTCAAGGAACTTATTTCACAATATGATGCACCAGGTTCTGATCCAGCATCAGGAACATATTGGTTAGATACACAAAACACTCGTGTTGGTATCTTCCAGTGGAACGGTGAACCACCAACAGTAACAGGTGGTCAGAAGTTTACTAATAAAGTACCACTAATTATTACAGACGCTTCTCAACTTGATCCAACATATAATCCTACTGAAAACTATTCCCCACCAAAGCAATCAATTGGTATTTCAGGCGATTATGCTCTTGTATCAGTAAGTAATCTTAATAAACTATTCTTCAAGAATCGTAACGGTGAATGGGTTCTAGTTGGTAGTAATGCTTGGCATGCAAGTTGGCCAGCAGTAACAGGCGGCAAGACTAATCCTACAACTATTGCTTCAGGTTCAACATTAGTTATTAACGGTACAACTGTTACTATATCAGGAACAACTATAGACTCAGTAGCTTCTGCAATTAATCTTGCAGGCATTCACGGTGTTAGTGCATCCGAAGTTAACGGAAAACTTGAAATTTACAGCAATGGTGCTGTAGAAAGTGCTGCTCAAGACAGCTCAACATCAAATGCTATTGTTATTGCTGCTGGTACTACACCGTCAGCACCAAAACTTCCACTTGTTGCAGCATCAGCAGGTGATAGTGCATTAGGTATTTCTGTTGGAACTTATTATGGCCCAGCATTAAAGATTAGTCCACATACTGATATTCCACGTTGGAAAGCAGGTGTTATTGATAATGCTACACTTGATCCAAATCCACGCCCAACAGGTTCTGTATGGATTAAAACTACAGACGTTAACCTAGGTGCTCGTTGGAGAGTTAAGCTATGGAACACAACTACACGTGACTGGGATCCAGTTAGTGCTCCTCTTTATTCAAACAATGAAGAAGCATTATATAGACTAGATCGTGCAGGCGGTGGTGCAAAGATTCCAGCAGGTGCATTATATGTTCAGTATAACTTTGATGAAGATAATGGAACTGACGAAACTCCACGTATTGCAACATTTAAAATTCTACGTCGTGTAAAGCCAGATCCAACTACAATTACATCGGGTGTAGTCACTGCTAGTACATTTGTGCAGAATCGTGTATATAAATTCCAGATTGCTGAAACTATTGCAACTAGTCCTCTTTTAAGTTCATTTATAATGGTTACATTTACAGCAGGTGGTGAACTAACAGATGCTGATGCATTTGCAAGTGCAATCAATACAGCAGTCTCAAGCACATTAGTAAATGTCGAAGCAAGTGTAGATAGCAAGAACAGAGTTGTTATTTCACACAGAATCGGCGGAGATATGAGACTTAGAGATAATCAAAATTCTCCATTAGCTATTATAGGGTTTAACCCATATGATGTATCTGCAAATAGTGGTACAACAAATCTTTACAGAGATCCAGCTGATCCAGATCCAGATTTCGGTGATACTACATGGTATATTGCTTCAAACTGGAAACCACTAAGCTATACAGCAAGTATGGATCCTCCGCAATCATTGCCAGCAGATGGCCGTTTATGGTACAATGCTGTTCTTGACGAAGTTGATGTTATGATTCATAATGGTACTAAATGGGTTGGATATCTTGATTCAACATCTCCTTATTACCAGGCAGATGAAGATTTCCAAACAGATCCGTTAGGTCCACTTGTTGCTGCTACAAAGCCAACAACACAAAGTGACGGTACATATCTAAGAAATGGTGATCTTTGGATTGACACAAGTGATATTGAAAACTATCCAGCACTTTATAAGTGGGATGGCTTCAATCTAATGTGGGTTCCTGTAGATACAACAGACCAATCAACTGAAGATGGTATTGTTTTTGCAGATGCAAGATACAATACAGAAGGTTCTAACAGTGGAGCTCCGGGCACTATTATTGACTTATTAACAAGTAACTTTGTTGACTTTGATGCTCCAGACCCAGTGCTTTATCCACGTGGTATGCTTCTATTCAATACACGTCGTAGTGGTGCAAATGTTAAGAAGTTCGTTCGCAATTATGTTGACAACGATCTTGACAATGAGCGCATGAACGGCGAATCAATGGATGGATATTATCCACACCGTTGGGTTAACGAATCAGGTAATGCTGCAAATGGTGCAGGACTATTTGGTCGTAAGGCACAACGTAAGGTTGTTGTAAAGAGACTTAAAGCAGTAACTGATACAAACCAGGAAATTCGCGATTGGGAAAGACATACATTTAACCTAATTGCAACACCAGGTTATGTTGAAAATCTTGCAAACATGAATGCACTTAATGATGATCGTAAGTTAACAGCATTTGTTATCGGCGACTCACCATTCAGACTTGCAAGTGATACAACTACACTTTACAACTGGGCAACTAACGCTGCTCTTGCAACAGACAACGGTGACGAAGGACTTGTAAGTTATGATCCTTATTGCGCTGTTTATTATCCATGCGGATTTACTTCAGATAACACAGGTAATGACATTGTTGTTCCTGCTTCGCACATGGTACTACGCACTATTGCACTCAGTGATAATGCCAGCTTCCCATGGTTCGCTCCTGCAGGTATTAGACGCGGTCGTGTTAAGAATGCAACATCCATTGGATATGTTGATGCAAGAGAGAGTGAGTTTAGAAGTATTGCTCTTAACGAAGGTCAAAGAGACGTTCTTTATCAAGCCAAAGTTAACCCAATTTCAGTTCTAACAGGACAAGGAATTGTTGTATTTGGTCAAAAGACTCGTGCTCTTGCAGCCAGCGCACTTGATAGAGTTAACGTAGCAAGACTTGTAGTTTATCTACGTGGACAGCTTGATAAGCTCTGCAAGCCATATATCTTTGAACCAAACGATAAGATCACAAGAGACGAAGTTAAGTCAGCAGCTGATAGCTTAATGCTTGAACTTGTTGGTAATAGAGCAATCTATGACTTCCTCTGTGTATGCGATGAGTCTAACAATACTCCAAGCAGAATCGACCGCAACGAGCTATGGCTTGATATTGCTATCGAACCTGTCAAGGCAATTGAGTTCATCTACATACCACTAAGATTAAAGAACACAGGAGAGATTCAGGGGCTAGTTGGCGTCTGATCTCCCCAGATTAAACAGGAATAAATACATATAGGATTTTAGGAGTCTAGGATGTCAATCGCAACACTTTCAAGGTTTACAGTTCCTTTAGCATCAGATGTAAGTTCACCGAACCAAGCATTATTGATGCCAAAGCTACAATATCGTTTTAGAGTTACTTTTTCACACTTTGGTATTACAACACCATCGACTGAAATTACAAAACAAGTAATAGATGTAACTCGTCCAAACATAACATTTGATGATATTACATTAGATGTTTATAACAGCCGTATTTTTCTAGCTGGTAAGCATACTTGGAGCCCCATTACACTTAATGTTCGTGAGGATGTTGGTGGAAATGTTCAGCAACTTGTAGGTGAACAGCTTCAGAAACAGTTCGACTTCTATGAGCAAGCATCTGCTGCTTCAGGTATTGATTATAAGTTCTCAATGAGAATTGAAATACTTGATGGTGGTAACGGTATTAATATTCCAGGTGTTCTTGAAACAACTGAAATGTATGGCTGCTATATACAAAATGCAAATTATAATCAGTTATCATATAGCACAAGTGATGCAGTAACTATCTCACTTTCAATTAAGTTTGATAACTGCATCCAGACACCAGTTGGTTCTGGCGTAGGCGCACCAATTAGCCCACGTCCAACAGGCGTACTATCAACAGGTGGTGGTACAAATATCGGATTCTAATATCCATTAAAATCCTAGACAACAAAAAGGCCAGCGTAAAAACCTGGTCTTTTTTGTTGACTAAATAATATTATGCCTACAGGTGTTGGATTAAATGGCTACTTAGATAGCCAATCGGGAATATTTTTAAGAGATTGGCAACATGCCGCTCGACTCTACGTTGACGATGTATATAGATTGTCACCTAAGCCTAAGTGGCTATTTTATGCCGTTTTTAACATAAATGAAGATGCATTGGGTAATACTTCCTTTCAAGATCAGAATAAGAAGGAACTTAACTATCTTGTTAAGAAGATGGATTTACCTAAATATACTCTAAATGTTGAAAACTTAAATCAATACAATCGTAAAACAACATCATATACTAGAATGACTTACGAACCAGTAAATCTTACGTTTCATGATGATAATAACGGTGTAACTAATGCATTGTGGGCATTATACTATGGCTATTATTTTGCCGATAGATTTAATTCTCAATCACCATACACTGATGTTAATCCTCCTGCTTATATGTTACATGCTTATGATAGAAAAGATAGTTGGCAATTTAGATATGGATTAGATACTAAAGCAGTTAATCCGTTTTTTCAGAGCATACAACTTTTAACATTGTCAAAACATAAGTTTACAAGTTATCTTCTATGCCATCCTAAAATTACAGCATGGAATCATGATACTATGGATCAATCAGAGGGTAACGGTGTTGTTGAAAATACAATGACATTAGCGTATGATGCTGTAATTTACACTACAGGTACAATAGCACAAGACAACCCTGCAGGATTTGCTACATTACATTATGATCAAGCAAAAAGTCCACTTGGACCAGACAATCAAGCAATACTTCAAGGTGCCATGCAAGATCAGGCTTACAGTCTTTATGCAGATAATACATTCAATCCAATTGATACTGCTATTGGTATGTTATCATCATTTACACAAGCAGGATATTATGGAAATCAAAGACCATACGGATATGGACAAAATATTTTAAATTATCAAAACTATGCACCATACACTACTAGCGGATTACAAACCTACAGTTTTTCATCTTCTGCTACTGCTGAGGCACAAAGAGAAAAATATGATCCTTATTTGAGACCACCTGTAGATGCTAGTTTTGATAACGGTGCAGAAACTAGATCAAATGCAATTAATGATCAATATGCTGCCGTATTAAAAACAACAGGTAGTAAACCAACTCCTATTATATCAGACGCATTTACTTCTACACTACCTAAAGCAACGCCAGCATCGATTGAATCTCAAATCTTTGCTAATTCTACAACTGGCAAAGTTTTACCAGAAACTACAGGTGCAGTTGACATGAGTTATTTCACAACAAATGATATTCAAAATAACTCTGTTGTGATAAATGAACTTATAAACAATAATCCTCAGCAAAATACTGATATTCCAGAGGAACCATTCGAATGAGTACACCAATATCAAATTTACCACTACCAAGTCAACAAGATCTTAGAAATAAAGATAGTGCGTATCTTGCAAAAAAGTTTTTTAGCACCTATTATAGCAAAGGAATTTCAATTTCTGTTGAAGTATTAGACGCTACTATTAGTTTTTTCGAAGGTAGAGGTTTTAGTACCACTGCCGCACAATCTATTTCAACAGTTTTGCTATCACAAGCAAAAATTGACGGCATTAATGTTTTTACTTTACTTGATACCTTAAAAGGATTAAATGAAGTTCAATTAAGTCGCATTGTACGTGAAGTTTTAAACTATAATCGTCTAAGAATCAGTGTTTTAGGCGATAGACTTGACAATGGTAACAACGTTCAATACGAAAAGAGAAATATTTTACCTTAATGGGACGGTTTGCTCAAGGAATTTACGAAATCAAGAATCCCGAGAAGTATGTAGGCACAAAATCTCCAAAATATAGGTCAGGTTGGGAGAATGTGTTCATGCAATTTTGTGATAACAACCCCGCAATCCTCCAATGGGCTAGTGAAGCTATACAAATTCCATACAGAGACCCTACCACTGGTCGTCAAACCATTTATGTTCCTGATTTTTTCATAGTTTACGTGGACAAAGACGGAAAACAACATGCAGAGGTAATCGAAGTAAAACCAAGTAACCATGCAATTTTGGAAAAAGTTGGAAAAAATAAGGTAAACCAATTTCAGTATGTAAAAAATATGGCCAAGTGGGAAGCCGCAAATAAATGGTGCAAACAAAAAGGTGTAAAATTTCGTATTGTCACAGAAAATCACATTTTTAACAATCCAAACAAACGCAGATAAGTAACTCATGACCAAAAAATTAGAAGAATTATTAAACTTGCCAGACCATCAAGAGACACTAAAGTCAGTTGAAAAGGAAATTAAGGCTCAGGCTACCGCAGTTGCTAAAAAAGAAGAGATCGAACAAACTATGCGTGAGTTTGATAAGGTATCTCAAGCACTTCCACCGGTAGATGGCCTCGGTCACACCGCTGATAAGGAATTAGATGACCTTGCCCTTAAGGCTGAAAAGGCCTATGACGACCTAATGGACCTTGGTATGAATGTGGAAACTCGCTACTCGGCTAGAATTTTTGAGGTGGCTGGTGGTATGCTTCGTAATGCCCTTGATGCTAAGATCGCAAAACTTGATAAGAAGCTGAAAATTGTGGATTTGCAGTTAAAGAAGCAAAAACTTGATCAAGACGCAAGAGGTGAAGACGGAGGGTCTTCACCGATTGATGTAACAGGTTACGTAGTCACTGACCGAAATAGTTTACTTGAGAAACTTAAAAAAATGGATAAATAATTCATAGGAAAAAACCATGAGAAATTTTAGAGATTACCTCGCAGAAAGCAAAAAAAAGGTTGCAGGTGAGTTACCTGAAAAATTTGAATCTACTTTGAAGGATGTTCTTAGTAAATGGGATGCTAGTATAAATTCACTAGGAGCAACACCAGTGCAAAAGCTACCCCTAGATTTCCCACAATTAGAGAATAAAGAAGTCCATATTTTTGAAGTAACAACAAATTATCCTGTTACTGCCCCTGAAATTGCTAATATGGTCAGAGAGCGAGCACACCTTTCAACAGCATGTTTTGTTGTTAAAAGTTGCTGTGATCCAACTGAAGAATATCAAGAGCCTAAAGAAGAAGGCTATATTGTAAAACTAGGTTCTGAGCTTGAAAATCCACATGGTAAAGAAGCACAAGAGACCGTAGGAAGCTCAAGAGTTCTTAATATGTTTAAAGAACTTACAAA